CGACAGTTGTTCGAGAACTCCTCGATGAACCCACGCAACGCGGGTTGGGTTGACTGGGGATTTAGGTAGTCTGCCTCATCAAGGATGACGACCTTGTAACCACCAGCCAACGAGACGGAAGAGGCGAACTGTTTGATCTTTCCTCGTAGTGTGTCAATGTTGCCTTCTTCAGACCCGTTGATTACAATGTAGTCTAACTCCAGTTCCTCACATATCGCGCGAGCGACTGTGGTCTTACCAGTCCCAGCAGTTCCACTGAACATCATGTTCGGGATTTCTCCACCGTCCACAATGTTCTGAAAAGTATCTTTCAGGTCTGCGGGTAGGATAGTCTGGGATACGGTTTTTGGGCGGTACTTCTCCACCCACAAGAATTCGTTACTCATTTACCACTCCATAATATAATAAGGGGACATTATACCGCATTGTCCCCCTCGTGTAAACCGATTTCTCCAATCTATTTATCCATAAGAATGCGACAAATACGATCGGTTCTACCGATAAAAACAATCATTTTATCCTATAGTCGTCCGTCCGCATATGCGTGGTTGACTTTAGCGTGGTGCATCTCATCACGACGGACGCACTTAATCATATCAGACAACTTGGAGAACTCGTGGAGTTCACTGTAGTAGTCAATCGCGATCTGTGGCGCGGGGACATCTTCGATCTCTCCAGCCTCGATCAGTTCCAAATAGTTTGTGTAACTTTGTACCGCTTCCTGTTCGAAGTATCCAGTCATGCGGTGTGCGGTTCGGGGGAATAGAACAAACATCACCAGATAGTAATGCCAGAAGATGAACTGGGCGGCGATGATGATTATGCGTTCAATGAACCACGGTTGGATCACCTCCATGAAAAACATGAGGTGTTTTCTCTCGTTCTCTGCCTCTGCGAGCATCTCATGGATCTTGGTACCGTGACCTTTCTTAAACGCCTGTAGACTGTAAAGGTGGGTCATCATACCCGCTACCATGCCTGGCACACCTGCAACCGTTTCCAAAACGAGTGCACGGTGACCGTAACGCTTGCGGAAAAAGAGATCTGCAAACAAACGGAAAAACGCGGTCATTGACCGAGCAAATGCGTCTGATATTTGTGTAGATAAATTCACGGTGTCTCCAAATGGTGCCGCCACCACGAATCGAACGCGGGACCTACTGATTACAAATCAGTTGCTCTACCTGCTGAGCTATAGCGGCGTGTCTTGGTTTAGTTTTGTCTTACGTCTTTCTGTAAGAGTCCTTACTATGTATATGCGAGTGAACGCGACGAAGGATATTCCGACAGTAAGAATGGTGGACAAAGTTAAAGGATCCGTGATCCCCCACTTAACGACTGCTAACCATGTGTAGAAGATGTTGAGTGGGTAGTTAATGACCGTCCCAAGTGCAACGTGGATTGAGGTCTCTTTTGCAATTAGGGGATCATATAGTTTCATAAAAACGGGGCGATGGGTCAATCATAATAAAGTGTTCGCGGTGAAAGAGAGTATACCCACCGCCCCAAAAGGTTTACTCAGACGCTTCCTCTGAGGCAGTTTCTGCGTGTTCTTTCGCTAACTTCTCGTACAACGCAACCACCTGAATCGCTTGATCACGTAGTTGTCCGATAGTAGTTAGTTCCTCACCCTTGAACCCACCACGTGTTACAACAGTATCAACTACTGCGACACATGAACGGGCAACGCGGTTTGCGAGGTCGTAGAATGTTGCTTGGTCTTCAGTCATTTTATGCTCCGTATGTTGATGACTTTTCAAGTGCAATAAAGTATTCGGTCTTACCGGATGTCGAACGGAAACTAGAGATCAACTTAGTTGAAATCGACACTTCGTAATCGTCACCCAACAACTTCAGGTTGTTCACACCGATAATAAAGTTGAAGTCCGCACCCTCTGGGAACTGACCTTCTACCTGAATCGAGTATGAGTTCGACGTAGAGTTGTTTGTATCAACGACATCGATGCGCACAGAGTTACCATCGGGACGGATCGAAATCTCATCATAACCCAGTGCGGATGCGGCACGTTTGATCTTACTTAGGGTTTCGTTAGTGAGGAGAAATCTGACCTCACACTCAGGCATGATGATCTCTTTCTTAGGCGCAGAGAGCATCTCTGGATCTGAGTAGAAATAACGCACTGAGGAAAGACCACTGCCGTCTGATACGGTACAGAAGTTTTCACCAAAATCGATTGACGGATTGTCTACAAGAGACAAGACCGACAAAAACTCCGACAGGTCATAGATGCCGAATGAGCTGGGGAAAGATTCCTCGATCTCTGCCTGAGATACGATGTTCTTCGCGATAGACATAGTCTTGATGACGTTACCGCCATTGACTACGATGTTCTGGTTAATAGTCGAGAAGTTTCGTAGAATCTCGACAGTTCGGGTTGATAGTTCCATGTGGATTCCTCAGTTAATATGTGGGACATTATATAATAACATACCCGCCGTGTCAAGTAATATCTCGCATCCGACTGAAGTTCTTGTCCTTGATGAACGACAACTTGCGTTCGAAGTGCGCGTCCTCCAGTTCTGTCTTGTGAGAGATTACAAATACGTTGGTGTCTTCCTTGAGCGTGTCAATGATCTTCATTAGGTTGTCGACACCCTCACCATCGAGAGACGAATCGAACGTCTCATCTAGGATCAACAGGTTAGTTGATACAGAGTTCTTCATCTTGGCAATGTGTCTCCAAGTGAAGAGTAATGACAGGTCGATGCGTTGCTTCTCCCCTTCTGAAAACGAGTCGTAAGAGAAGGTGTCGCGGTAACGCGATCGAATGGTCTCATTGAAACTCTCATCCAACTCGAAGTGGACGAAGAAGTCCAGCGTTTGTAGATACTTATTGGTGAGTTCGTTGATGACCGGAATGTATTGCTTAATGATCTTGGTCTTGATACCCGTGTCGCGGAGTAGTTCTGACGCAACACGATTGTATGATGATCTCTCGTTGAGCGTGTACTTAGTGTCGTTCAGTCCGTGCAGTTCGTCGTCAAGGTTACTCAAATCCTTGTTGGCCTGTGCCATGTCGCCGGAACTGTCCGCCATCTCTGCGAGGTCACTCTGGATTTTCTGAACGTTCTGCGTCAATCGTGAGATCAACTGCATATTGTTGTTCATGAGGTTCTGTTTGTGCAACAGTTCCGCCATGTCCTCTTCGAGTTTATCGATCTGGGATTGATAGTCGCTCAACTGCGCATCTGCCTGTTCCATGAGACCCTTGAGTTCACGCGCACGTGCGGTCGCGTCTGCGCGCTTACTCTGACGCAACTCATCACCGATATCTTGATCACATGTAGGACAGTGTTCGTTATCTTCAAAGAACTTCGCTTCCTTGACTACTGACTTGACCTGTGTGTCAAACTTGGTACGATACTTTTCCAACTTGGTCTTGTTGGTACGCATTTTGCTTAATTCTTCTGTAACCGCAGGCAACAAAGTATTGACGGCTTCTGACAATTCTGCGTTGGTCTCATTGAAGATTGCGATGTCCGCATTCAGAGATTCGATCTCTGCTTCTTTCTCTTTACGGTGTGCGGTGTTGATGGCACTCAAGTCACGGATGTACTTCTTTTGAGAAGATATCTGTGTCTTGACCATCTCGATAGAATGGTTGTTGTTCTCGAGCTCGCCTTTGAGGAGAGAGATTTTCTCCTTGAGTATCACATTCATTTTGGAAAATATGTTAATATCAAGAAGGTCTTCGATCACGTCACGCCGAGAAGTTGAGTTGAGTTGCATGAACGGGATAAAAGACGACGAACCGAGAACAACAATTTGGTGGAAACTCTTGTGAGACATCTGTAGGATGTTCTTCTCAAGAATCTCTTGATACTCGCGGGCGTGTGCGTTCTGGTTGATGAGAGTCCCATCCTTCCATATCTCAAACTTTGCGGGTTTGATTCCACGCACGACTTTATATTGAACGCCGTTTACTGTGAACTCTACTTCACATCGGGCATCCTTGGTATTGATTGTGTTTACTAATTGTGCTTTGTTAATCTTACGGTGCGCCTTACCGAAGAGAGCGAACGACAGGGCATCCAACATAGTGGACTTACCCGCGCCGTTCTCACCAACCACTAAGTTAGTTGGATTCTCTAGGAAGTCGATCTCATTAAAGTAGTTACCCGTCGAAAGAAAGTTCTTCCAACGGAGTTTCTGGAATTTAATCATGCAATTTCTACGCTCTGTGCCTCGACCATCAACTCCGAGACCAATCCTTTGATCCGGTCTTTGTCAAGGTCAGTGTCTACATCTTGGATGTAATTATAGATTAAAGTTTCGGTGTCGTCAACACTTATTTCACTATCACCCACGTTCTCACCACGGAACTCGCGGAAGTCTTCGGCGATCTTTAGTTCGTGGATCTTCTGTTGTTGGATGCGTTCGACATATCGTTCGAACTTCTTCATGTCCGATCGGTTGCCCACAATCAACTTAACAAACTTACCATCGAGATAGGACAGGTCTTCAAAGTAGTTGACCTCATCTTCGTTGTAGTAGATCTTGTGGAAGATAGACACCTCATTGTGGACAGGCGTCAGTTCACGTGTCTCAGTATCATAGATGTGGAAGTACTTGGGGTCGTGTGCGTCGTTCCAGAAGAACTCCATCTGGGCACCAAGGTAATGTATGTTACCCTGCGATGACTTGGTATGGAAGTGTCCGGACAGAACTGTCTCGAACTTTTGTAGAGGTTTGGGATCCATACCGTCCTTACATACGAGACCCTTGTCCATCTCGAAACCTGCAAGTTCGAAGTGACCACCGATGACATCCGCGCCGCAGTTATCAAGGAAGGTCTTGATCTCTTCTTCGTTCTCTGGACAGATCCAAGGTACGAGACCAAACTTGACACCATCATAGTCGCGCACGATCGGGTCCATGAGAATATCGACCTCGTTCATATAGTGACCCATCAACTCTTTGAGTGAGTTGAGATCGTTGGTGTTCTTGAAGTACACGTCATGGTTGCCGGGAATGATATCCATGTGGATATTGTACTCACGCAGCTTGTCTAGGAAGATTCTACGATTATGACTTAACGCTTTGAGGTTGACTGTCTTACGGTTATCGTAGTAGTCGCCAAGGTGTAGAATCTGGGTGATGTTGTTCTCTAACAGATATGGAAAGAACACCTCACCATAAAAGCGTTCTTGGTAATCCATAAAAATTTCAGATGAATTACGACACCCGCAGTGGGTGTCATTCAATATAGCGATCTTCATAAACTCTCAGTAATTGGAGCGGGATGTAGGGATTTCACCTACTACAGAGAGGGGTACTCACTGTCTCCATAACGAACTCCCGCGTTAAACTTTTACTAATTTAGACACACATTATACTATAATGTAAGGGGTCTGTCAAGTTAATCTGAAAATCTTCCGTCCTTAATGAGGTGGTGTAGTCGGTGTGTAAAGATAGTCCACACCAAGCGAGGTAGGGAATCCTCTTTGTAGGTTCCCGCTTTGCATTCATAAGTCCACATTATTCCATCCACTCCGATAGGTCTGAGTCAACAATCACTGCACGACGTTTACGCTTCTTCTCTTCTTTCGCGTACTCTTTGAATTCGTCGTCAGCGTTCTTCACGGCATCGATACGCATACGTAGAGTGTCAATGAAGGGAGACGCATGTTGCATGTGTCCGTATCCCTCACCCTCATCATCAAGAAACTCTGCCACATCTGCCTCTGCGATGAACTTCATCTTCACGTCCTGCTGCTTCTTTTCCTTTTGGATCCGACGCAAGAACGCATACCATGAGATCTGTGTGAAGTAGGCGAATGCGTTTGGTTTACCCGATCGGGTTGCGGCTTCGATATCATAATTCTCGATCGCTTTGAGACAGTTCTCGACTGCGTCCATGACCATCTCTTCACGATAGGTGTAACGAACAAAGTTTGCCTTGTGGGAGAGACCCTCTGCGATCTTTAGAAAACAGGAAGCG